TCATCAATATATAATATCTGCTGATGTTTCTAGAGGTGATGGGGAAGATTATTCAACATTTATTATTTTAGATTTTACTACAATGACACAAGTAGCTGAATTTAGAGCTAAATTACAATCTGATTTATTAGGTTATGTGGTTGATAAATGGGCCAAATTATATACTGCATTGGTAGTAGTTGATATTACTGGTGGTATTGGTGTTGGAACTATTAATAAATTAATGGAATTGGAAACACCTAATTTATACTATGGTGAAACTACAACCAAACCTCTTGATAGGAAATCTGCGAAAATAAAATTCTTTAGTGATGAAGGTAAATATCCAGGTTTTAACTGTTCAGCTGGTCTTAGAACTCCAGTTGTTGCTCGTTTAGAGATGATGATTAGAACTACGGGTATTAAAATACGTTCACGTAGAATGATATCAGAAATGAATACGTTTGTGTTCAGAAATGGTAGGGCCGACCATATGGATGGTTTTCATGATGATTTACTTATGGCATTAGCTTATGCATTATGGGTAGCTGAAACATCATTTAAAAAATTAGCTATAGCTAAAGAAAAAACCAAAGCCATGTTAAGTGGTTGGTTAATGAATAACGCTGGTGATAGAACTCCTAATGATGGATATGGAAATGAAGGATTTGTAGCCAGAAAAGATAGGTATAAAAAGGTAACTTCTAAAAAACCTAAATTTACGCCACAAATGGCAAAAAACATGCAAGACCCAACAGGTAAATACATGTGGTTATTTAGTGGAACTAGATAATTAATGAATTACTATTGATTAAATTAAAATTTTTAGTATTTTAAATAAAAGATTATATAATATGGGGCTAATTATGGATTATGTATATACTGTTGATTTTCCGATAGAATATACAATTAGAGAAATTGCACCGAATGCTGGTGGTATTATTTATTGGGTATTATCTAAAGTCGGTAATAATGATTGGAAATATGAACATGATGAACCAATATTAAAATATAAAGATGCGATGAAATTTCTTAAGAAATTAGAAATCAAACGATTTAAAAAACAATTAAATACTGAAACGGATAGATATAATTTCAAAAAGTATTTTAAAAACAAATATAAAGTATAATGGCAAAGACACAATTAACGATATTTCAAAAACTTGGTAACGTATTTGGTAAAGATGGGTTAAACCCATATAGTAAAAAAACTAACAAATATTCATTGGGTAGTGGTGAATTACTAAAAACCCAATCTAAACCAGAGTTTGATGCGGCCAAATTACAAGCACAACAAAATAAATATTTATCCAACTTATGGAATAAGGTTGATGGTGAACTATATCAACAGGCTATTCATTACGAAACAACCAGAATCGGTTCTTATTCCGATTTTGAAACAATGGAATTCTATCCTGAAATATCTGCATCGTTGGATATATTCATGGAAGAATCATGTACACCTAACGATAAAGGTGATATTTTAAATGTTTACTCAAGTAGTAAAAGGGTAAAAAGGATATTAGAAGATTTATTTATCAATAGATTAGATATTCACACATCATTACCTATGTGGACCAGAAATTTATGTAAATATGGTGATGATTTTGTTCATTTAAATATTGACCAAAAAGCTGGTATTATTGGTGGTAGACAATTACCTAACTTTGAAATTGAACGTAGAGAGAATGATATTCAAGGAATTATATCTCAATCTCAATTAGAAGGTGTAAATGCTGATGAAAAGAGTAATAAAACTAGATTCTTTTGGAAAGGTAGAGATATTACATTTAAATCGTGGCAAATTGCTCACTTTAGATTATTAGGGGATGATAGAAAATTACCTTATGGTACCTCATTTTTAGAAAAAGCTAGACGTATTTGGAAGCAATTAATTTTAGCTGAAGATGCAATGCTTGTATATCGTGTAACTAGAGCACCAGAAAGACGTGTATATAAAATATTTGTTGGTAATATCGATAATGAAGATGTAGGTGCATATGTTGATGAAATAGCCAATAGATTTAAAAGGGCACCACTTATTGACCCACAAACAGGTCAAATGGATTTAAGGTATAACCAATTAGGTATTGACCAAGATATTTTTGTCCCAACTAGAACTGAAGATGCGGCTACACCTATCGATACATTACCAGGTGCACAAAACTTGGACCAAATTGCTGATATTGAATATTTGCAAAGGAAGTTATTTACAGCTTTAAGGGTACCTAAATCATTCTTAAATTTTGAAGAACCCCAAGGTGAAGGTAAGAATCTTGCGTTACAAGATATTCGTTTCTCAAGAACTATTAATAGAATTCAACAAGCAATGCTTCATGAACTTAATAAGATAGCTATTATTCATTTATACTTATTAGGATTCCATGATGACATTGATAATTTTACTCTTACTCTTAATAACCCATCTACACAAGCTGAAATGCTTAAGATTGAGCATACTGCGGCTAAAGTTACATTATATAAAGATGCTGTAAGTGATGCTGGTAATGGATTTGGTGCTATGTCAATGACTAGGGCCAAAAGAGAAATATTGGGCTGGAGTGATGATGAAATCAAACAAGATTTACTTGAACAAAGAATCGAGAAAGCAGCTTCAGCTGAATTAGAAAATACAGCAAATGTTATTAAGAACACTGGAGTATTTGATAGAGTTGATAGGGTTTATGGTGATATGGATATGGCTAAAAAGGGTGGTCAAATTGAAGGTGAAGAAGGTGCTGGTGGTGGTGAATCTGCTGGTGGCGGTGGCGGTGGTGCTGGTGGCTTCGGTGGCGGCTTTGATGCTGGTGAATTAGATTTGGGTGATGAAGAAATCGATACTGAAGATGTGGGAGCTACTGAAGATGTGGGAGCTACTGAAGGAGCTGGTGGTGATACATTTGGTGAAGATATCACTGATGAAGGAGCTACTAAAAACTCTAGATTAATAAGTGAAGAATTAAAGAAAAAACCTAGTTCAATTTCAACCGATAAATACTTTGATTTATTGAATGAAAATCAAAGTGATGAAGATAAAATAAACGACAACATCACTAAAATATACGACAAATCGGTTAAATACAATTCTGATTTAAATTCTATGATTAATGAAATAGACTCTAAATTGGGTGAATAATAGTATTTAATGGATTTATAATATATTTATTATAAAAAGTAGTGATGCAAAACTTCGGAAAAATAAACGAAACCTTTAAGAATATATTGGTTGATAGTATCGTCACAAAGGACGACAAAGGGAAAAGAATATTTAAGTCTTATGTTAAAGCACTTAAAGAAAATTCTGTATTAAGAACTCAATATAATATCTACAGCAAATTAGAAACGAAAGTTAATGAAGCTTCTCAATCAGAACGTAATGTTATGTTTGTTGATGAATGTATTTCCGTGCTACAAAATTTAGGAAAAGATAGAATTAATGAGATTAACCAAAAATTGGTTAAATATTTAAAGAAAAAGGGTTTTGATGTGTACACTGATGACTATGAACACAAAACACTTCATGAACACATTAACAATGTTGCATTTTTAGAAAGAAATGCTAAAAACGTAAGAACTGTAATTGACTCTAAATTATTCTTAAAAGAACATTCAGCCCCAATTAAAACTATTGCCAATCCAGTGGAACCTTACACAAACAAAATGTTGATTCCTATGGTAAAAAAGAAATTCAGTGACAAATACTCTAACTTAACTGAATTACAAAATAAAGTTATTAAATTAACTATTAATGGTGCCGATGATGAAAAAAGGGAATTACATGCTAACACAATAAGAGAATGTGTTGATTTGGTTGATTCTCAATTAAAGGAATGCACAATAGAACAAAAAAATACTTTATTACAAGTTAAAGATAAACTATTAAGATATAAATTCGAAAGTGATAATTTCGCAACCGATATGAGTGAAATGGATTATTTAAAAACGACATTAAATTAAAATTATGCTTTTATTTATACAAGTCTCACCAGACTTAGTTAATTGGTTGGTACAACAGGCACCCATAGTAGTTATTATGGGTGTTATTATATATTGGCTGGCTAAAAAATTAAATAAGTGCGAAAGCGATAAAGATGAATTAGCTAAAGATGTTATCAAGTTAACTACCCTTTGGGAAGAAAAGAGTGATAAAATTGAAGCTAAAAACGAAAAAAGTGAAGAAAAATATGCGAAGGTTACTGAGCAAATTCTAGAACTACTTCGGAATATAAAAGAAATCGTTAGTCAAAAATGAAAAATATATTTAATTTTTTACGGAAGAAAAACGAAAATTACGACAAAGCTAAAAGCGGATTGTCAAACATCAAAAGAACTTTTGATGGATTCGTTATCTCTTTTCCTGATGTTACACCTAACGAAATAATGTTCGTTAAAGAAAAATGGGAAACGTTACCAAAAAGTATTTCAAAGGGTGTTAAAATCATGGCCCTTAACGTTATTGACAATTACAAATCTCTCTTAATCTTATATAATCCAAATTCATATATTATGCCACATAAACATGAGAATGAATATGAACACGGTTTAGTTGTTAAAGGAGAATTAATTGACAAGTTCACTGGCAAAAAATATTGTATTGGTGAAAGATATATGTTTAAACCAAATGAAACACATTACCTATCCTCTACAAATGAAGGGTGTTTGGTTTATTCCACATTGGGTTATGGAGATAATCATGATTTATTATCTATCTCAAGTGATGTAAAAAGAGTGATGTCAGAGATAGATTTGACGTAATTATCAGTTTTTCAAATATTTAAAAAATTAAACACCTGGTTTTAAGGTAGTTTACTGGCTTGACTTTTTTGAATTTTTTAGTATATTTGACCTATGAGATATAATAGAGGAACAGAATTTAATTTAGCACAATATAAAAATATAAACGTTGTCGTTGGGACCATTGATAAGTTCAACCCAAGGACTATATATATTCGTATAAGCGGTTGGGGGAATCCAATTAATTATGACGGTACATTAGATTATAGGTCAGTTATTAGAAAACTTGATAAAGAAATAAGAGTAATTTTATATAATGATTTAGGTAATAATTTTAATAAATCTATGTCTATGGTAGATTTTGATATGAGAGAATCTGGTATCTCTAAAAATAAATCTAGTTTTATGAGTTGTGAAATAACGCTATTTCAAATAAACAATTATTTAATAGATTCTAAAGAAATATCCAAAGAAATGAATGAAGTTATAAAAAACGTATTAAATGATGTATTTATCAATAACAAATATTTTAAATTCTTTAAAAAGAAAAAGTCTGCAAAAGAAATATTATTAAAACCTAATCCACAAGATTAGGTTTTTTTATGTTTATTAACATATTTATTGAGAAAGAGTAAGTATGTTTAACGATTATAAAATTCTTAAAAGGGGAGAAAAGGGATATGGTCTCATGATTGAAAGTGATGCTGGTGTTATTAACCCTTCTGATATCAGAAATAAACCCTTCCTTTATGAAATGGATAAAATAGGTAGTGGTAGAGCTATTATGGTGGAACCACTTATTTTATTTGTTGTACTACAAAAATATGGAGTAGAAAATCGTAATGGTAGGATTTACCCAGAACATATCTTAAAAAGAGAAGCTACAAACTATCAACAACTTATCGATAGTAGAGGTGCAATAGGCGAAAGCGACCATCCAGAATCATCAGTTATTTCAAATAGTAGAGTATCACACGAAATTAAAAAAATTTGGTGGGAAGGGCATACACTTGTTGGTGAATTAGAAATAATTATGTCACCTGGTTTTATCAATCAAGGTATTATATCTTGTGAAGGTGACCAAATTGCTAATATGTTAAGAAAGGGAATTCGTGTTGGTGTTTCATCTAGGGGTGTAGGCTCATTAGAGGAAATTGCTGGTAAATTACTAGTTCAAGATGATTTTGAAATAATATGCTGGGATATCGTTACAAGCCCTAGCACACCAGGTTCTTATATGTTCAATAGTAAGGAAGAAGCTAGACCTTTTATGGAGTCAGAAATTAAAGGTAAGGACCTATTAATAGATAAATTAAATAAATTTTTGCTCTAATATAGAAAAAATATCACCTTATTTAGGTTTTTTTTACTTAAATCGGGTATTTTACTAAAATAACACATATTTATTTAGAAAGTATGCAGTTTTAATTGCGTGCAATTATAATTATAATAACAAAAAAATAAGAAAGACATGGCAGACGACAAAAAATCTGTAATACAAGAAGTACTAGCGGAATTCGACCTTATCGGGGAAACACTGAATTCAAATGCAAAAGAAATACTTCGTTCCATAGCGAAAGAAGAAATTAATAGCACGCTAAACGAATCGTTAAACGAAGACGATTATGATATCGAAGATATCGAAGATGTTGACACTGATACAGATGTTGACGCATTACCAGTTGATGATGCCCCTGAAGCTACACCAGATTTTGGTGGAGAAGAAGGTGGTTCTGAAGAACTTGGATTAGATGACATAGGAATGGACTCTGGGGAAGAAGATTTAGAAATAGGTCTTGGAGCAGAAGAAGGTAGCGAAGACTACGGTATAGACATGACCGATGCATCAGACGAGGAAGTGATTACTGTTTACAAGAAATTGAGCGGTGATGACGAAATAGAAGTTGTATCATCAGAGGAAGTGATTATAAAAGACCCAGTATCGGGAGCAGAATACAACGTCAAAATAAATGGCGGTGGTAGTCTAATTGACCAAGGTGAAATTTCAACTGACGACTTAGGTGGTGAAGAAGAAATTGGAGCTGAACCAGAAGCAGATTTTGGCGGTGAAGAAGAAATCGGAGCAGAACCAGAAGTAGATTTTGGTGGTGAAGAAGAAATCGGAGCAGAACCAGAAGCAGAATTTGGTGGTGAAGAAGAGGAAGAGGAAGAAGAAGATATTGAGGATGATGATGAATTAGGAGAAGCAGTAGTTTATGAAATCGAGTTATCAGAAGATGAACCGATTGAAGAAGGGTTAGATAATAATCTTAAAATAAACAAGGATAGCAAAGTTGGCGCAACCGCTGATGGCAAACCAAGAACTGCAACTAGTGACAGAACAATGGGCAAAGAAGCCTCAGCACCTAACACAGGTGACATTGAAGGTCAAAAAGCACCTAACGATTCAGATTCAGGGGATAATCTTGAAGGTGGATTCACAGAAAAACATAATGGTAGTGGTGGAAATCATGCCGCTCATGTTATGGAAGGTGAAGACGATGTTAACGAAGAAACTGAAGAGATTACTGAAAGTGGAAATATAGAAGGTCAAAAAGCACCAGTTGCTAAACCAGCCGAAGAAAAAACTTCAGCTAAAGGCAATGCACATGCAGACCACGTTATGGAAGCTGAAGATGACTCAATTGAAGAAACAGAAGATGTGACTGAAGAAGTTGTAGAAGAAGAAGACACAATTGAAGAACAAATTCCAAAAGGTCATGTCCAAGCACGTACAATGGCGGGAAGAGCCAATATCGGTCAACCTGTTGCTCCAGGTGCTAAACAAGGTGTTAAATTCGTAAGAGGTGAATCTGTTGAAGCTAAGAAATTAGTTGAAGCGGTGAAAAAATATAACACTTTATTGGGCGAAGCTAGAGAACTTAAAAAAGAGAATGAAACATTCAAATCTTCTTTAAAGGACTTTAGAAAAACAATTACTGAGACTGCTGTATTCAATATTAATTTAACTCATGCTACTAAATTGTTCTTAGAACACTCAACTACATCAGATGAGAAAAAGAACATCTTAAGTAGGTTTGATGAAGAAGTAACTACTATTGAAGAGTCTAAAAAACTTTACAAACAAATAAATTCTGAATTGGGTCAAAAAGACACAGTGACTGAATCATTTGAAAATAAGATGGAGTCTAAACAAACATCAGGGCAAGCTAAACAAATCTTAGAATCTAAGAAATTAAATGAGCGAGTAGCCTATGTAGACCCAGCACAACAAAGAGTTCTTGATTTAATAAGAAGAACTAAATAATAAAAAATTAAAAAAATTAAAAAAATAAAATTATGTCAAATTTTTTAACTTCAGGTCAAGTCGGTAATATCGGTCTTAACCATATGAAACAAATTCGTGAGAACACCATCAACAAATGGGAATCATTAGGATTCTTAGATGGTCTTAAAGGTCATGTAAAAGAGAATATCGCTCAATTATATGAAAATGAAGCATCTCACTTATTAAACGAATCAACTTCAGCTTCAAGCTCAGGTTCATTCGAAACGGTAGTATTTCCTATCGTAAGGAGAGTATTCTCTAAATTACTAGCAAATGATATTGTATCAGTACAAGCTATGAACATGCCAATTGGTAAATTGTTCTTCTTTGTACCACAAACATCTGCTAGATATGACGCAACAGGCGATGCTTATGGTAACCCACACGTTGACGGAGCACAATATTCAGCTCACACTTCAATGGGTGCTGATGGTCTTCCAATCGTAAAAGGTGTTGACCCTTCATACGCTCCAACTCAATACTTGGCAAAGAATCTTTATGATATCTATTACAATGACGGATTATTCGATGCGTCTAAAGGTACCATTTCAATTATAGCTGGTTCTGGTAGTTTTGTAACTTTAGGTGTTGGTGGTACTTATAGTGCTGCTGCTAATTTAGCTGCACTTCCATTAGCTACAGACGGTTCTTTAAGAACTGCAATTGTACAAGTTTCTGGGTTTAGCTCAATAAACAAAGGTAGATTAACTGGTCCAGATGGTAACCCAATGGATACTGAATCTTTCTTAGCTTCTTTAAAAATTGTAAACGCTTCTACTGAAAATTTAGTTGACCAAGATGGTAACACTGTTATCGCTGCGGCTGCTGAAGTACCTTTCAGATTAGTAACTCAAAAATATGGTAGAGGTATCGTAGATTACAGTGATATCTGTGATGCTGCTGGTGTTATCTACTTAGAAGCTGATTTAACTCACCCAGTTGATGCTGGTGGTACATCTACATATGATGGCTACACAGGTATCGTATCTGGTGCTTCTACAGTTTTATCTGGCTTAGTTTCTTCTGATTTCTCAGTATCTTGGGCAGAATATGCTACATTAGAACTTGAAACTGAAATGGGAGAAGTATCTTTCAAATTAGACGAAGTTGTTGTTTCCGTTGAAGAACGTAAATTAAGAGCTACATGGTCTCCAGAGTTAGCGCAAGATGTTAGTGCATTCCACAACATTGATGCTGAAGCTGAATTAACTGCTATGTTATCAGAGCAAGTTGCTGCTGAAATCGATAGGGAAATCCTTAGAGATATCAGAAAAGCTGCTGCATGGCAATTGAGATGGGATTGGAACGGATGGAGAAAAGCTTCATTGGCTGCCAATGCTTACACTCAAAAAGACTGGAATCAAACTTTAATTACTAAAGTTAACCAAATTTCAGCACAAATCCATAAATCTACTCTTAGAGGTGGTGCAAACTTCATCGTGGTTTCTTCTGAAATCTCAGCTGTGTTTGACGATTTAGAATACTTCCACGTATCTGATGCATCTCCAGAGCAAGACCAATATAATATGGGTATCGAGAAAATCGGTTCATTAAGCGGAAGATACCAAGTGTATCGTGACCCTTATGCTCCTTCTTGGTCTCTTATTATGGGACATAAAGGTAAATCATTGTTAGACACTGGTTACATCTACGCACCTTACGTGCCAATGCAACTTACGCCTACAATGTACAACCCATTCAACTTTGCACCTGTAAAAGGTATCATGACTCGTTATGCGAAAAAGGTCGTGAACAATAGGTTCTACGGAGCAGTTAGAGTGGATGGATTACAAACGTTCAACGTAAACGAATTAAGATAATATACCTTCTTACTCGTTTCGAGATAATACCAAAAAGCCTCAGATTTATTCTGAGGCTTTTTTATTTCTAGTAATCAAATTTTTCTTCAATTTCATCTTCATCGGTTATTTTTTTATCCTCATGGAATAAAGCGTAGAATTCTCTACCATTATCATATACGTTGAACAATTCATAACCTTCAGATTTGCCTATTAATGTGCATGAATCAAAACCATATACATCATTATCCATGATATAATTAGTACTATAACCATCATGAGTCCATTCGTAAGATGTATTATCTTCGATTAATTCAGCGTATTCAGTACCGAAACACTCTAATAGTAATTCTCTGGCCGAAAAATAAGCCTCAACCTTATCTTTTGTCATTAATTAGCTTCTTTAATAAGATGATATCTAGCGAATGATATTTCATCACCAAATTTGTTATTACCTTTCTCAATTGTGACGTTAATCTCATGACCATCTTTTTTCAAATTGAAAATCGTGGCCGCTAATCTAGTTTCACCTAAATGATTAATGGCATACCATGGGCTTATTGACCCATGACCTCTCATCGCTTCTAAAACTCTTTGTTTTTTAGTTACTTTACTCATTTTATGTAGATTTTTTTTAAGTTATTGTACAAATATACAAATAATTTTTTAATTATCCTAATTTTTTATTTATTAATTCTAATTTTTTGTTTTCCATTTGGTTAATTAAATCTAAAGATTTGGCTATTGGGTTGGTTTCAACCCAGAATTTAGCCCTTTTTAATTCAAAATTTATTTCTTCCAATGTCATTTTATTAAATTTCATAACCCTCTTCAATTAATCTTAACCTAAGTTCACTTACAAGTACTTTTTTAATTGGAAAATAAAATCTTCTAGAGATTAATTTACCACTTTCTTCATATAACCCAGTAGGTATATGCGTAACTTTTAATGAAAATTCAACATCATTATAAAAAGTGTCGTATTGGATATCTTCTTCTTTAATTTTTTTCATGTTTGTCAACTCTTCTTTTAATTATTTGAAATAATATATCCTCAATTTCTTTTTCATTTTCATCCCCAATGTTATACCACCAATCATCAAACCCACCTCTATCACATAATGCGTCTAATATTTCTAAAACACATTTTTTAATTTCTCTATTTTTCATAAATATAAGGTTTCCAATGTGTTATTCCATCTTCACCACCAACAAATATATAATATCCATCAGAATCTTCAGACCAACTATTTTCACCAAAGTAATATAATTTACTAAGTCCATCACCTTTGGTCCAAACCAAATCACCAATTTTAGGTTCTTTTTCATCTAAAGGTATCCAACCTTGTGTTTTCAAATATAGATAATAATCTATGGTTTCTATCATACCTTCAGCGAAATCTTTTTCAGGTTTCCAACCTAATTCAACTTGTAATTTATTTGAATTAACTGCATATCTTAAATCATGACCCTTTCTATCTGTTACAAATTTTGATGGGATACCATATTTAATGTGATTTGGTACAAGTTCATTTTTTTCGTCAAAATTATAAGCGTTTAGAAATTTTTCTTTATAATTTTCAACATATAAATCAAAAATTAATGCTATTAATTTTAAATTGGAAATTTCATTATCACCGCCAATATTATATGTTTGACCCTTTCTTCCGTTGAAAAATATTGTATCAATGGCTTTCACATGGTCGCCAACCCATAACCAATCTCTAACATTAAGCCCTTCACCATAAACTGGAATTTTTTTACCTTCCAAAAGACAATTTATTACAACTGGTATAAGCTTTTCTTTATGTTGGTATGGGCCATAATTGTTTGAACAGTTTGATATGACATAATTCATGTTAAAGGTACGTCCATAAGCCCTTACAAAGTGGTCTGAGGACGCTTTAGAGGCACTATAAGGTGAACTAGGGTTATATGGGGTCATTTCAGTGAATGGTGCCTCATCCATTTTTAAATCACCATAGACTTCATCGGTTGAAATATGATAAAATCTATTTGGTGAATTTTCTCCCCAATAATTTTTGGCTGCGTTGAGTAAATTAAGTGTGCCCATTACATTTGTTTCAACAAATATATTAGGCGTTTCAATTGAATTATCAACATGTGACTCTGCGGCTAAATGAATTACACCGTCTATTTCACAACGAATGAAAATATTGGTTATTACTTCAACATCTCTAATATCTGATTTGATAAACAGTACGTTTTCTTTCCACCCTACTTTGAAGTCATTAACTTCCATAATATTGTGGATGTTGGACGCATATGTTAGTGCATCAACAACAATAATTCTGGTATCTGGGTATTTATCAGCAAAATAATTCACAACATGTGAACCAATAAATCCAGCACCACCCGTAATTAATAAATTTTTACTATTCATGGTACAAATATACATAAAAAAAAGGAGAAAACAAAATTTTCTCCTTATTATTTATCAATTTTTAAAAAAACTTATTCAGTTTCTTCTTCAACTAAATCATCTGTTTTTATATCTGATTTACTTTTAGCGTCCATTACACTAGAAAAATACAATTGTTTTGATAAATTTCTAGTAACGTTAGCACTTCTTGTTCCAGCTACTGAATCAGCGTATACAAAAGTATTACTACCTTTAATACCCCAAGATTTAGCGGCTTCAACAGCAGATTGAGTCGTACCCATGAAGGTTAATCCCCATTTTTTCTTATCCGCTTTTTTGAATAAAATTTTAATATCTTCGGCAGTAAATTCTTTAGAATCGTTTTCTTCACCATCTGTTAAGATACTTACGAAAACACCATCTTGTTTTTTCCCTACCAACGCAAATGATTGACCAACAGCGTCTAATAGAGCTGTCATTCCATCTGGTTTGTAATTTTCAGCACTCTCATAAGTTACTTCTTTTCTCTTTTTAGTATCTAACAATACACTAAAACTACCAGCACTCGCAAACTGAGTTACGATTGTCCTTATTTTTGCTTCACCTTTGTTATCTTTCATATCTTTTCTGATATCTTTTAAAAGTGATTTTAAGCCATCTCTTATTTCTTCGACTTTGCTGTTCATACTAGAGCTTGCGTCTACAATAATTAAATTTGTGATTTTTTTCATTTTTTCTATAATTTTTAAGTTTTTATGGATATATACCTAATTATACTAATTTTTTTTTATATAAACAAGGCAATAACCAATTAGTTATTAAAAACGTGATTAAACTAAGTTATTATTGTTTAGCTCCACAATATGGGCAAAACTTTGTTTTAGATTTAGCACCACAATCACTACAATATTTTGTGTAGTAATCCTTTGTACTAAGTTTCTCTTGTGATTTAGGTAATAATTTATACCTAACAACATGAAATGAACTTGTTTCGAATTCACCAGTTGCTTCACATAAACTTTGGTCTGATTTTGAACCTTGTTCAACTCTACCAGTTTCAATTTTAGTAGGTGTTACACTTCTAGCTCTAGATTTTAAAGCTTTTGCAAGAGTAGAAC